TCAACCATAATATTATTTCCTCATTTTAGCTTGAGCTTCTGCTTGTTTATTAGCTTGTTCACGTTGTTTAGAATATATTTTAGAAGCTTCTCTAATACATATTTGTAATAAATCTAATACATCTTTACGATTATCTATCTCGTAAATATCCATGATATCTGCTAACCCTGCATATTCTTTACCAAGCCATATTCCATTCATTCCCTCAATCTTATCTGGTAAAACATTAAAAAGAAATAAAGCTTGTTGAGAAGTATAACTTAAATCGTTTATATCTAAAGGAATTTCTTCTTCATCAATGGGAAGTCCCATTTGCTCATGAATCTGAAAATATTTTTCTTTATCAACCGATCCCCCGTCTAAGAAGTAGGCGAGGAACTCTTCGAGTTTTTTATTTCTTGTTCCTTATTTTCAATCGTAAACTTCTCATAATCTTGCATACAATCAGTAATAAATTGATCAAAAACAGTAGAGTTTTTAATTAATTCTAACGCTTCAGTTTCATTATAAGAAATCTCTTCATTAGGATCAGCACTACTCATATCAATTGGAAGAAGTTGTGGAAGATCTTTTACATGAAGACCTTTCCATCCTTTAATAGCTTTTTTAGTATATTCTTCAAGAAATTTATCGTTATCAATTTCTTCTTCTCTTTGACGAGTACGTTTATTAAATTTATATGTTAAACTTCGATTACGAATCTTAGTTAAGTCGTCTCGATTTAGATAAATTAACGAAACAATAAATCCGTCAATTTCTGGATATTCTACTTCAATAGTAGTTTCTTGTGCACGTAAACCTGCAATTTTACTCATTTGTTTTTCCCCTCTCAGTGGATATAAAAAAAGGGTGTTCACCATGTTATCAACTTTGTATCACGCTGAGGGGGAGGCCTGATACTGCGTTACGGTGAACACCCATATGGATAAATTTAAAGATTAATCAATGCCCCCTCAGGCGATTATTATCCCTTTTTAACTAGAATCGATAACTCATCTCCCGTTCCTCTTACTTTTTCTTGAGCTAAGAATTCAGCGGTAACTCCGATAACATCTTCAATAGTGTCAGTTGGGAAGTTAAATTGAACCGCAGGCATACCAAAGTTAACGTATGGTGCAGTATTACCGCCAACAATTAAGTTAGCCGAAGAAACTGAAGCAACTGAAGTTCGCGTATCAGTAACTAGTCCTGATAAAAATCTAGCTGAGTTATTTTTATCAGTGGTACTGCCAGCACGTAAATATGCACTGATAGAACCAGTAATAGTCTTAGAACCTGTAAATTGGCCAATTGGCGTATTCAATGCGGCCATTTCTTCAGGAGTTAGATAGGTAGTATTATTAGTGTAGTTAAAGCTCATAGCGGTAACTGGAAAACTAAATGTGTTAGCAACATATTGAATATCTATACCACTTAAACGATTCTTAATAAATGAAGCAGTCGTTTCAGTAGTACCGACAATATGTTTATCCCATTTAGCAAAACAGATTAACTCTGCTTTACCAGCAATATGGGCAGCTGCGCCAACATTAGATTTACCATTACTAGCTACAGTAGTACCATTTGCTAAAATTCCGCCAAAAACAAGTACTGCTCGGTCACGAGCATGAGCGGCAGGACTTGCTACTGTACTTGTTAATTCTACAAGTTTAGTACCATTACCACTCCAACTTGTCATGGCAATACCATCAATGGATGCATCTACTGCAGCTTCATTAACGGTAGCGTTAACAATTTGATAAAATACATTATCAGTTTTCATGTATATATGATTTTCCGTAGCCGTTGGAAAGTTTGATTTACTAGCCATAACGTTAGCTTGTCTAACTGTTTCTCGGGTACGAAGAATACCATTTGTTGCCCATACAGACCTTTCTGTAGTAGCTCCCGTAGCAGGTGACTGATTAGAAACCAGTGCTTGCCATAAGAACCAATCAGAAAGTGGCTTAACATTACCAGTATAATTACCAGCAGCGTTACCTGGGCCAGGGTTTTCAATTCCTGTAGGTCTTAAATAAGTTTGGAAATTCCATTCAACTGGATTTACAGCTGTGTTAAATCTCAGGGTACTTCGATCTGGAGAGAGTCCACTTTCCAGAGTTGTAATATCCTGTGTAGCAGATGCTTGAGAGAAGGCGAAGCCAGCTAAAACTTCTACTTTCCAAGTATTAGCGGCAGACATGGCAGCAGCCGCTGCTCCTCCGTTCAGATCTACTGTCGAATAGAATACTTCACTGTTACGTTGTAAATTAATTTGGGTTGCCATTCGGGTAGCTCCTTTTTATATTAGTCTGTCACATCGTATGATACGGTGACTCCAACTTCTCCTATTCCGTAAGGGTCTAGCAACCCTTCGTCTGTGCTCATTGAACCAACTTGAACATCCATTATCCCATATTGTTCTGTATCCATATTATATATGACAAATTCGATGTCTTGCATAGTGCTTTCAAGTGTTTCAACTGCGTCTTCTGTATGGACATATACACGAATCATAAGATCCAAAGTAGAAGTTGTAAGTCCTTTGGATTGATAGACTCTGTCCTCTGTCCCTGCTTGTAAATACACGGACGGAAAGTCATTAATTTCGTCTAGAAATTTCAAACGTCGGAAAACATTATCGAATAAATTAACTTGATAGGTATAACTACTATCAAAAGAAGAAGCATTACCGTCAATTTTCTTGAGTTCCCCGACGAGAAAATTTGCGATGTCACGTCGTCTACTCGTCGCCATTATATTTTCCTAATTGTAATTAGTATATCACAGCCACTTGTATGTGGCAAATTTTATTTTTTGACTTTTGTTAAGTTCTTTGAACTTTGAAGTTCCTACCAAACCGTTCTTGTGTAATTTGTCTAATGGTAGGTTCTACTAATCCCTTATCCAATAACCAACCTCGTGTATTAAGTTGATCAACATATCCAGAAACAGGAGGACTATTAAAATAAGTAATTAAGTTAAGTCTATAATTAGCCATAACTCGAAAACTTTGTGCTAAAGCTCCAGTAACATATCTAGGAATAGGTCGTTGAGGTTCGGGACGGCGGGGCATAATTTCAGTTAGCCTATGTTGTAAAATTGCGCTTAATTGAGCTGCTGAGATGAATTGTCCTTTACGCTCAGTAGGAGACGTACCAAGCTGATAATTTCCTCTCATCGTTCCTTTAGAATTAATACCACCAAATTTTCTCTTGGGAACATCAGTTTGAATAAGAATAGGGGTGTCCATAAATTCATCACTAAATTCTTTAGCCATTTGTAATAATTCTTTGATTTTCTCGTGAGAATTTGTCGCTAATCTAATTCGATTATAAATAGTTTCTGTTGCTTGAGGTAAGAATTTAGTGCCTAGTGTTTGGTATACCTTAGCCGTAATATCCACTACTAGTTTTGCTAATGCTGCATCCCCTGCGGAAGTTAATCTATATGAAATTGAAAAACTTGAAATTAATTCTACCGGTATCTTTCCTGCTTGCTCTGGACTAATCGTTTGTCCTTCTAAGTATTCGAATTTCTTTGGCACGTTCTTCCTGTTCTCTGTTCGGAACGTTCCTCCCTCCTTATAAACCTTTTTGACTGCATCCGGAACATCTTTTCTAGGTCTCGGCTCCATCAGAATATATTTTTGAAATAGGTCAGGATTATCTATTCCGAACTTTTCAGCTGCGCTAGGAACAAGTCCAAAAGTGGGTCGTCTTCCCGTACCTTTATGTTGTTTATCCACCCAATTAATAACCATATAATTTCTAAGTTTTTGTTTAATTTGTAAAATAACCTTTTGTTTATAACCAGCATTTTTTGGATCATTGAACCATTTATGAAGTAAGGGTTGCGTAGCTTTATTCCATGATTGGTTCATCATATCAGGAAATGCATTTTTAAAACTTTCAAAATCCTTATCAGCTACTACTTTTCCAGTTAATGTAGTAGCTGCATCTCCTGTACCGGTATGTTGTTTTATTTCCGCAGTTATACGAGAAGTAGTAGTAGCTCCCCCCCGTTCCATACTGTCTACTACTGCTTGCCCAGCAATGTTAATCCAAGTTTCTATTTCCGCTTCGGTATCTGGTAAAGAATCAGGATTTTCGTAGTCCTTTTTCGCACCTTTAGGTTCATCTTTAAAAGGTTCAAATCGAGAAATATAATCAGAAAATTGTTTTACTATAACATTTCGAAATTTAGAATCAGATTTAAATCCATCTCTTTTAACTTCATCCCAAGCTTTTTTAATGGCCTCATTTTTAAAAACCTTACCCCCACCCGGATGAAATTCTGTTAATATATTTAATAGATTTTTTGGAGCTGCCATTAGAACGGTATCCTATACATATCTAAGATTCGACGGACATGAGGTGGCCATCCAGAAGCAGCCAAGTTAAATTGTCCACCACTTTCACCTTGTAGACTATATCTTTGATTTGCCTCAGTTTGTTTATATAACATCTTAATATAATCCATAGTTGCTACTTTAAGATCATTCGGAGTATCCGCGTATCCGCCATCGTAAGTTACTTTGACAGCTCTTGGATAATTCTGCCACATAGGAACTCCAATTACTGATATTGTTTGACGTCCCTCTGTAGCTCCTGTAACATTACGTTCAACTTTTCCACTATCCCCCACCCATACATAATCAGGATCACGAACTGCGTCATCTTGGAAAGATGTCGAATCATTAGTTCCATTAAAATGAACTAAAACTGTTGTATCATTATCAGTTGAGAATGGATATTTAGGAGCAGGAAAATCAGCAGTATATCGTGCTTTATTAAAAGAAACTCTTAATTCATCTGCATAACCTGTCATTTCTTCTGTCGCAGTTAAATTCAAACGACCAAGTTCTACATTATAATCTGTACCAATTGTTGGCATTGAATTAGAGGTCGTGATTCCGACGAGTTCCGATCCATCTCTAAATAATCTCAGCCGTGTTCCACTACGGGATATTGCTACATGCATAAAAGTATTAGAATTAGCTGCATATCCTGTTGTGGTTCCATGAGCAACATTCATAACTTGCGTTCCACCACTATAAGCATCAAACTGTAATCCTACAGAAGAATTATATCTTAGCGCATAAAAATTATCAGCGTCTTTAACTTGAGAAACTAAGCATTTATTATTATTTAAAAGATTTAATCTAAACTGACCTTCAATAGTAAAATCTGACGTTTCATAATCAAATTTTGGATTACTGGAACTGGGATCAGTAATAGTAACATAATCTTCAGCACCATCAAATTGTACTGAAGATTGACCAAATTTCTTAATTCTTGTTTTTAATTTGGCGTCTCCTTCAGCTGTTACATTTGAATCATCCCAGTTTTGATCAACAAAATTTCCATCTGTAGCAGGACCAACTAAATCTGCATATCTATTACCGTCATATTCAGCTACTTGTTTTACATTATTAACAGGTAGTCGTTCCACAAATACAGATTGTGTTCCACCATCAAATACTTCAGTGTAAACATTACTTTTAACTTCACGACCAATGTAGTTTTCCACAGCCCCACAAGCAAAGCCAATGAGGTTAGATAATCTAGCATCATGAGTAGTACTTGTAATACTTAAGTAATCCTTGGTTTCTGCTAAAGTAACAAAGGTATATTCGCCATAAGAAGTAGCCATTATTTACTCCAATTATTCGTCGTCGTGTTCATGCTCTCCGCTATTTGGGTGAGAATGAGTAGTTCCATCGTTATGAGTATGTTGGTTAGTTTTACGTGGAGAAGCTGGTTTAGGAGCTGGAGCTGGGGCTGGATTATTTTGAATCTCTTCCCATTCAGCCATTACTTCTGCAATACTTCCATCGTCATAACCATTAACTTTTAAATGCTCACGAGCCTCCGACGAAGACATCGATGAGATGGTGTCAATAATATTTGACATTATATTCCTCCTAAGTAAAAAGGGGTAGGCGTATGCTTACACCTACCCCTATTAAAGTGTGTAATGTCTAAAGACATAAATTTTAGATGCCTATTAGAGCTTACCTCGATACTGTTGAGCAGCTGCTGTAATCGTAGCACCTGATGGGGTGTACTGACCGATAATATTATCGGCCTTAGCAGTTCCGCCATGAACGTTAGCACGTCCAGCACCACGAATCGTGGTACCAACATAACGAATTGCAGCTGCCTTAACAGCCATATCCGCCGTAGCTGAAACAGAAAGCACACTATTAATAATATTGGCTGTTGCCAACGGAGCTTTCAAGTTACCGCGTTGATGTCCTAGGAACTGAACATTTTCAAGAGTAACGGCGCCAGTACCTGCTACCTGAATGGTATTAGCATTCGCAACCGGTGTCACACCGCCAGTACTCAAGTTAAAGATAACATCTTTAACAAAAAGTTTAGCTGCCGTAGAAGGACCTGCTACGGATACAGCATTTGAAACAGCTGTAATTGTCATATTTGTAATATGAACATTACCCGTAGTACCAGATGATACCGCAATTCCAGGTACAGTTACGTCTGTTGGACTTCCTATTCCTACAATTCCAACACCATTGGCACACGTAATATTAGAATACGTGCCTGGGTACAGTTCTACTGTACTACCAGGAGTCAGTTGATTCTCAGGAATATCACCATAGGCTTTAAACTGAGCGTCTTGAGTTAGCTGAGGGCTAACTTTATGTATAAATCGTTGTAGACCCATATCTATTTTTCTCCTTGTGTGGGCAGGGGGCTAAGCCCCCCACCAGTTAAGATTTTAAATTTTAGTTTATGCAGAGTGAATTGCAACTGCGTAAGAATACTTAGTCGCATCCAAAGCTGCATTAGTATTAGTAGTCAAAGCCTTGAAGTCAAATCGAGTGCTCATGTACATTGCAGTTACCTGCTGACGAGGCTCATATTCACTTTCAATCTCCATACCACGACGTTCAGCGATCAAGAAGCCAGGCTTATACATAAGCATGCCAACCTGATTACCTGCGACACCAACGTTATCTAAGAAATCAGTGATAACCACTGGAATTCCGTAAATAGCGCCCAACGAACCTGTGAGGTACGTTGCGTTCGGTCCGAACTTATCAACAGTCGTGAAGTCGCTGTCCTGAACTAGAGAGTTGTATCCTTCGACAGAAGTCAAAAAGACCAACTGATTACCTAGTTGAAGACCATATTTTCCAAGCTTACCACGAGCTGATGCGATATCAGCTGGTTGTGCTTTAGTACCGATAGCGCCCGTGCTCTCACGGAGGCCAGCAATATCGTAAGCAAGTGTCATAGCGCCCTTGAATACACATTGGTATCCAGAACCTGCGGTAATTGCATTCTTTGGAGCAGCATTAAAGCCCTTCAAAGTACCATCACCACGCAAGATCGACTTATCGATGGCACGAGCCAAACGACGAGTTGCACTCTGACGTAGAAAATCTAGGAGTGGAAGAATCGTATCCTCTTCCTCATCCTTAGCAAGATGGGTAGTCGCCATAAATTTATTTGGCGAGAACGTTACTGCAGAGATAGTGTTTTGACGAGTAGTCGGAACACGCGTGGAATCAGAAATACTCTGAGCAAACGTGCCAGACTCAAACTGTGCCACATCTCCATTAGTATCTTCATCAGCTACCGGTACGCGGAAATTACGTGCATCAACTGCAATACGCTCAAACATAGGAGCAATTACAAGCTGTTGCTGCATCTCTTCATATACGTTAGTTGAGAAATTACTTAGGAAAGCATCAACAGAAGTTACCTGTTTCATTCGATTACCAAGTTTGGTATCAAACGGGTCAGCTTTATTAAGAGCCTTTGAAAGCAAGAAAGCATTAGTCATCTCTTCAGGAGTAAACTGCTGTTGAGCACGATTACTTTCTTGATAGACCATTTTATTTTGAGTATACGAAGCAATCTGCTCCTTATACTTACTAACTTCGGCCTTCAATTCGGCTAAAGCTTCACTCTCATTGGGAGTGTACTCAGATTGTTTCTTATCCTGGGCGTCGCCTTCATTAAGAATTGCTTCGCCAGTTTTCTGCACAAGTTCTGCCACTCGCGGCTCTGAGACTGCGGCGGTGGCTGATGCAGGGGGAGCCTCTTCGATTGGAGCCGAAGAAGCAACGACTGCTGCCGTCTCCTCACTCTTAGTCTCGGATGCCCCAGTATCAATTTTGACAATGTCACCTACTGGTTGAGTAGCCATATCATCATTCTCCTTTTTTGATTTATATTTTACACCATGTATTGATAACAAAGTATCTCTCTCCTGACTAGGTTCAATCTTCTTAAGTTCGTCAATCATAGTATTTACATATCGGGCATATTTATAATCAGAATCTGCCCATTCATTAGTCGGGGTTGCTTTTAGGTTGAGTAGTGTATTGAGTTTTTGTTGGTAATTAGAATTAGATTTAACAAGTTCTTCATTCTTTAAGCTATAAGCATCTTGTTCACTAATATTTGTGATATCAAAGTATTTATCTTTAATATCGGTTCTATCAGAATCTGTCATATGAGAAGGACTAGATATATTTGTTAAAGAAATATCATAGTTTGATCCCATATCCCATGTGTTAACAGCAGCTAATTTTTCTGCCTCAACTGTTATTATATTATCTCTTGAATTTCCATTTAAGTCAATTTCTAAAAATTTGAAATTCGGGGATTCGGCAGTTGCAACTTCAGTAATTTTATATCTACTGTCGTTATACTTTACACACTGATCGTGCTTTAAGTCTGCTGTCTCCATAGAGAGCATATTAATAAATGGAATAGGATCATAAGGGTCAGATTCCTCAGTGATTTCTTCCTCAGAAAATTCCTCATCCGAAGATGAAGCTTCCAAAGTTTCCTCTGCCTTTTCGGCGATTGGTTCTTCAATTACCGGAGCAGAGTCTTCTTCTGCAGTAGCTTCAATATTCATATCTGGTGAAGATTCTTCTGCCTTGATCTCAACTTGAGAATCCTCTTCAGACATCTCTTCAACTACTGTAACTCCAACTTCGGGAGTGTCTTGAGAAGCCATTTGTTCTGAGGGAGATAAAGGTCTTTCATCAATATTATCCATATTGCTAATCTCCTCTTCTATTGGCTCAGCCATTACAGGCCGTGCTGACACTACCATTGTGTGAGAATGAACTATAGGATAATCAGCGTCTGAAACCCTATAATCCTCAATTCTATGATAATGGTTCATCTTATGCGAAGCATAAGTGGTTACTCCATTACCTCCATCATCTATTTCATAAGTATGATAGTGATCGGCAACTACGTCGGTTATCCCAACCTTAATTCCCATATCCTTCTCACGAGTGTCAATGTTAATTTCGTTGTCTTTATTTGCAAATTTTTCTATAAACTCAGCATAATCTTGCTGATTATCATCAAAACTTTTTCTTATACTAAACAATGACTCTTGATTAGCAGGTACACTTACCACACTAATCTCTAATAATTCTACATCCGTAATTGTCATTGAATCAGTTTTATGATCGTATTTTCCATCTTTGACTTTAAACCCAACTGAAAAACTTTTTAAAGCACCATCCTTAATTAAAGATTGAACAGCGTGAAGCTTTTCGGCAGCATCACTTACATTTGCCTCAACAAAAAGTCCTTTTTTATCAACAGTAACTTTATCGACTCTCCCAATAGGACAATCATGTTTATGTTGATAAAGAAGGACAGGGTTTTTTCTAAAATTAGTTATACCTTGTGCCCACGCCTTAGCAGTGACTACATCTCCTACTCTATCTTTGTCGGTAGTATTAGCATAACCTGCAATCCTTAATCCTCTAGTTCCACGAGTAGTTGATACTTTTTTAGTTTCAAAGTCACTATGAAAATAAAATGTTTTATTCATTCGCTAAATCCTCATTATCTTGTGTACTTATTTGAATTTCATCTTCGCTAGGTCGGCCACCTTGGCTTGGGTCAGTTGCACTTCCGGTAATGTTTTGAGGTACTCTAATACAATTAGTTTCGTCTACATTCATTTCTCCCATACCTAATCCGCCACGGGCTTCATCGGGAGTAATTATACCTGTATTAACTAAGGTTGAATAGTACTGAGCTTGGGTTCTCAAATCAGGTTGTAAGGCACTTACTGAACGTTTATCTGGGGTAATCAAAGTTAAATTATTAAAGAAATGTCCAAACGCACTACAAAATTGTTCAAGTATTGGGAGAACAGTATGGTTGTAAAATAAAACTTCGTTAGCTGCTATATTTGCGTTATTTCCACTTTTTAATAAAACATATGGAACACCAATAGCTTTTGCGATATCCATCTGAATACGTTCAACACTATTTTCAAAATCTAGTTCATTAAATTTAACTTCACTAAATCTATCTATATCTAAACCACCGTCTAAAATAGCAGGGCTGCGAGCACCATTAAAAATATTAGAATAACTCGCTCTCCAACTTTCTAACATTCGTTCTTTAATCTTACTACTTAAAACATTATCTGTTTTTAGGACTAATCCTGGAATAGCGTTATTTTTAAAGAACTGACGCTGGAAATCTAAAAGTTCATAGTATAATTCAAAAAGTCTTTGTAAATTCTTAAGTTTACTATCACCACGAAAGATTGATTGATCGTTATCACTTTTTACTTGAACAATTTCATCTGGAGTAAATGTTATTTTTGCATCACGAGTAGTTTCTTTAGCAAAACCGTACCAGTCTGTTTGTTGATCATATATTAAATAATTGTAATGACTTATAAACGTTTTTGAATCAGCAACTACCTCTACATCATTCGCGGGTAATAAATATAAACTTTCTTTATCATAGTAGAAAAATGCATTTCCGTCAAGGTAAAAATCTAAAAATGCTCTTCTAAATAAACGGACTCTATCCTCAAAAGGATTAGGTTTGACGTTAAGTAATTTGTTAATTTTTTTAGCTGCCCCACCATCAACTACAAAGGGAATAGATACCAATGCATTAATAACCATCTCTATGCTTCGGTGAACTACCTCAATCTCACGAAATGCAGTTTTATAGTCTACAATAGACTGGGGGACATTATAAGGGTCCTGCGATGCAATATAAGGTTGTGCAGGATTTAACTTCTCTGCAATCCAACTTTTAAGTCCCATTTATTTTTCTCCTGTTGTCATTATAATACATTAAAAGTAATTTTGGGTCAATATTTTATTTTTCATAATCAAGCATAGACGCTAACACGGGTTCTCTGGTAACTATAAACTGCATATCGTATCGCGTCGCTACAATGAGAAGACCAGTCATGAAGAGGTTTTTGAGTTTCGGTTCGATGATTCCATCTGTAGCTACTTAGTGAAGAATAAGTATGCCTACATCGATTCACATCAAATTCCAATCTTTCAGTATCTACTAACACTTGGATTGCAGCAATTCCATCATTAACACTTTTTAATGCATTATCACAATAAATATCATAATCATAAGCTAAATCAGCTTTTGTTTGTTGTGCAGCACTATCAATAAAAATTGTCTCAATACCCCACCTATCAATCATTTCTTGTATATTTTCAGCATGAGCCGAAGTTGTACCTTCTTTAGAAATATATTCATCAATTGCGTAAAATTTTTCACTATCAGTAGCTAATACTACAAAAGCAGTTTCATCCCGGTATCCTATATCTAATCCTGCTACAAAATCAAATCTCTTATCTTTTTCATAAATATCACTTAAATCTTTTAAATGAGTTTCTTCAGCTAAATCATATATTTGACCTTCAGTAGTAACCCAATCACATTCATATTCTTGACCAAATAAATTTTTAGTCATAGTTTTACGAGCTTCTTCAATATCCGTTTCATTAAGTAAAGGATTGGATCTCCAATCAAATACAGTACTACCCCACTCTAAATAATCATCTGTATCTTGACCTCTTAAATAATAGTCAAATAAATAATTACCCTTTCCACGAGGAGTAGAAATCCATAAACATCTGGAATCTGGATATGTTGAAAGAGCAGGTCTTAAGTCCCGAGTAAAATATTCATCGTTATTAATAACTGCTGCCTCATCCACAATAAGTAAATGAGCGGCTCTACCTATAAGACTGTCTCTATTATTGGCTGATAATAATCTAAAAGTAGAATTATTAACTAATTGAATAACTTTATCTTTTTGATTTAATCTCTGACATTCAATTTTTAAATCACGAATAATTTGAGTTACATAGTCCCATATTATAGAGGATAAACTAAAATTGGGAGCAACTACCATTACTTGAGTATTAGGTTCTAATAATTTAGCAAAAGCTAATAAAGCAGCTGAATAGGACTTCCCTGTTCTCCTAGCTGATATATGAACCCAAAAACGATTATCTTCTAATCCCTCAATCATTCCCCATTGACTGGAATTTAGTTTTAAATCTAGTTGATTTACCATTGGAATTTGTTCCAAAAGTTTATCTAAGTTAATTTTAAAAAATTTTTCTTTAGTCATTCCGTAATTTTCATTATTGTATAAATTAAACCTGCAACTCCTGAAAATAAAATTCCTAAAAATATAGCAGTTTTCAAACTAAATTTTCCTTGAATTGCAAGTGTCTTTAATTCGCTCATTTCTTTTTGAACTACTCCCAGATGTTTTTCAAATCTTCCAAGAGCTGACATTATACTTTGATACCTTTCTTCACAAATAGCTTCATGAGTAGTAATTCTAGCTTTTGCTTCTTGAGTCCGAGAATGTAATCTATCAATATCTTCTTTATAATGATCAAGTTCTCTTATTAGTTTTTCATCAGCCATTTTTTTATCCTAATGCTATAGCGTAAGCTAACGCTAAACCCTCAGAAGCTACTGCCTCTCCATCATTTATAGACATCGCTCCTGTAACATAAGCATTGCCTTTAACATCCAAGTTTGCTTGGGGTACTCGATGGGCAGTATAACCAACTGCAAGACTTCTACTAACAGAAGTATTACCAGCTAAATTAGCTCCGAGTCCAGAAACTATAACTCCAGTACCAGTTGTTTCTAATTTCTTAGTATTATCAAAATAAAGATCTATAGATCCGCCGTTATTAGCATCGAGATATGTTTCATCATCAGCTTGATTCTTAAGGAGTATACTATCACTCTTTATTCTGAGATCACCAGTTTTATTTTTTATAAAACTGTGAGTTCCACCGTGGTACATTTCGAGATCGCTGACGACGCCGGTGGGATCGTGACCCCATAGAACTTTAACATCATCAGGAAAATGGCTGTATGAGGCATGAGTAGTCTTCCCTGTAATATAAACATTACCTGCAACATCTAAATTAGCTTGTGGAACTCTACCATCTACATATCCTACTGCTAGACTTCTATTTATGGAAGCGTTACCTGTTACATTAGCTCCGTAAAACTGAGGAGTATCTCCAGTACCAACTCCAACAGATGTTCTAAGAGTAGCACCTGATTCGGCCACAGGGTCAGTAGTACCATCCCCAACAATCATTTGACCATCGGTTAAGACCCCCATTGCCGTAATAGCACTGGTACCACTTCCTAGTAAGACTCCACCGTCTGTAAATGATGACGCACCAGTTCCTCCATGTGCTACCGCTAAATCGGTATCAAGCGTCAACGAACTTACTGCCATTGCTCCTACATTAGCATTACCTCTAACATCAAGTTTATAAGGACCTGGTGAAGCAGTTCCAATAGCTACCTTAGAAAAATTAGTTTTCTTAGTATCACCTTCAACTGCAAGAATAGCGGAGTTTGCACGTAAAGTTGTATACCCCGCAATGTTAATTGTTGTAACTCCAGAAGGATCAGCTGTAAAAGCGACAGCCACCTCATCACGACTTTCATCAAACCCGATAAAAGCATTAGAGGCAGAACCGCGATTCAGTAATATTCCTGTATCTAAAGTAGGAGCTGAACCTTGTGCTATATTAGCACCAAGTTCAATAACCGGATCATCAACTATAAGGTGCTTAGTATCAACAATATAGGTATTACCTTTAACAGTTAAATTACCATGAATAATAGTATTACCTCTAATATCTAAGTTCATTAGAGGATTAGTAGTACCAATTCCAACAAATCCAGTATGTTGATTAACAACAATACTATCTCCACCAATTTCTAACCCACCAATAGATTTAACATTAGAACCAGCGATTACGTCATTAGCTACTCTAAGGGTAGTCCATTGAGAACCAGTAGTACCAATAGAATAAGTAATATTAGTTCCAGGAATAATATCTGCATTAGCGATTAAAACTGTATGTCTATTTAAAGCATTAGCAACAAGTAATTTACCAGGACCACCCGAAGTTCTATCGTAAGTTATTAATCCTTCATAGGCTTTGGGCTTAGGCATTGACACTTCATCATCAAACCTATTAGCAAATAGAATTCGTCCCGCAGTATTGATAGCAACATTATTATACTTAGCTTTAATGTTAATTGTAGGAACACGGTAATCTAAAAGTCTATTTGCAGAGTAGTTATTACTTTTAAGAGTAATAACTCGTTGAGTTGCTAAATCATGTATACCAGGGGTTTTAAACTGTGCCCCTACAACAGTAGTGCCAGGAGATTCAAATGTAACATTTGCTCCTGCCTTTGATAACATAACGTTACCTGTATTAATAGTAACATTTCCACTTACATTAGATGATTTAATTTGTGCGTTACTAACAAATATACCTGAGTAAGCTCCTCCAGAAGTATTAGAAGAAATACCTAAATTAGCTCTTGCATCAGCTGCGTTATCAGCGCCGGTACCTCCTAATGCTACAGGAACTTTTATTACTGCCATTTTATTTCCTCCCTCATTATCCTAGTGCGATTGC